CATATATATTATTACAATATTTTATTTTTATATATGTTTTATTTATTTAAATTATTTTTCCTAAATAAATAAATCTATGATGTTTCTGTCATTTTCTCTTTTTGTTTCTTTCGGTATTCTCTCTGATACGCCGCGAACTGCTGTTTATTATCCTTCCTATATTTCTTTCTTTTTTCTTTATTTTTCTCATAATATTCCTTGTGGTTTTCTAATATTTCCTTTTTATTTTTATTATACAAATCTTTCTTCCGCTTTCTTTCTGCGTCCATATTGTTGTCGCACCATTTCTTTTTAGTTGCTTTCATCTTTTCCTCATCTATCCCACTACATTTATTACAATTTAAATCAGCATTAAGCATGTTCCTAATACGCTCCTCCTCTATATTTAATTGAGTTTTATTTTCGCACGGAAACTCTTTATATGGTTTCATATTCCACTCCCCGTCATTATCACGAATTGTTTGATATAATTTTAGATTGTTCTTCAAACTCGTTGATAAAATACAAGATTTGTGTTGGTGTTTGCGGTTGGTAAAGTTTGTCGTGCTTCCAACATACAGACCATCTCTCGTGCGGATTGTGTATATAATACTTTTGGAATAGTCGGGCATATTATCATAAAACATCTTAAAATATCTTTAAATTGTTTTAAAATTGGTGGAAAATGATGTTATTATTATATAATCTCGTAGAGAAATGATGATTACCGTATTATATTTTAAAATATAATACGGTAATCATCATTTAAAGACTTGATTATATGATAATAACTATCATTTATCACATCCGCCCCTCAATTTCGGTTATTTTTGTTTCAAGTTGCTCAATTCGAACTATCGCTTCTTGTAATGCTTTCCACAAATACGGTGTAAAGTTTCCATAATCCAACGCGTGAGGATATATCGTGCCGTCTTTCATAATTGGTTCTTCACAATATCCGTCTTCATCAAACGACATGTTTTCTTCATCACAACAATAATATTTATCATCATCTGGGTCGTTCAGATTTTTTACGGGTTTCATTGCTTTGAAACCATTTATTGCGTAAACCTCTTGTGCAATAAATCCAACATCATCCCGTTTATCTGAAATCCAGTTATACTTTTTAGGTTGCAGTTCTTTTACCATCTCCCAGCAAGATTCCATATTTGTCACATTTTCTTTCAATCGTCTGTCACTGCTCGTTCTATACCTGATGCTGTTTGAACCCGTTCCATCTACTCGACCACGTGTGCTATTTGCAGTGTTCAAAAAGTTTATAACATTGTTCCCATTCGCAAACGGGCGAAATGACGCACCATCTACACATTTTCCCACGTTGGCACTGTTCACTTGTAAAACACCAGCAGCTGACGTAAGACCCAGACCCGATGATCCATTTAGTAGGCAACAACCCAAATTCACATTCAATGCCGTGTCTTCGCTACCATCGGTTGTAGTGTCTTTTACAGATGTAGTCTTTAGATTTTTTACAAATGTATTTCCTTCCAAAGAACTGTCCCCTATTACTCTAAATTTATATGTTGTTTCAAAAGTCGTTCCTCCGCCAATTAAAAAATTTCCTGCCGAATTCATCGTCATTCCACCTGTACGAGTTTGCCCATCTGCGTAATAGTCCAGAACCATCCCGCCAATATTAGTTGTGTGGTTTGTTACTCGACCGTGAAATTGAAATAAATTATTTGTTTGAGCTATATCATTGTCATAATTTTGAAAAGTAATTTTTGAAACTTGTGTAGTTGTACTGGTTGTTCTTCTTCCCCGAATAACGATACTCGCATCGTTACCGTTTGATGTTGCTATACATGCTATGTGCGGATCGCTGTTTGATGATATTTCCAACGGTGTTAACATTGTTGTTTTATTTCCTTCAATTTTGACACTGGTTACTCCTCCAGGTGCTGGACTTGTTGTCGTGCTTGTTTTGAACTCTAAATACTCACCAGCCAAAACCGATTTATCATTTGCAAGTTCTAAATACGAATTGGTGTTTAAAGCAGTCGCCGCCGCTTTCACTGTTGCGTTGCCGATTACTATTGATGTATTTAGTGACGATATGTTGGTAGTATTTATAGTGCCTGCTACCATCAATTTATAATCATCTTGGAATGTTGTGGCGTTATCTCCCATATGAAAATTTCCATTACTTGATATGGTCATAGCTGATATTTTTCCCGTGTCTGTTCCCTGCGGAAATGTGTGAAAAATCCCTCCACCAATACCATTAGTAGGGTTCGATTCTAATGATGATATTCTAAAAAAATGTCTGGAATCATTTGTGTTTGAATTAAAATTTTGTAATCTTAATTGTGACGGAAAGGCTGATGATGCAGACGTTCGCCGTCCCTCAATCACTACAATAGCATCACGTGAATTGTTTGGTTGACTAATTGTTAATTGTGGATCACTCACAGTCGAGATTATGGTTGCTCTCGGAATAGTATTTGGATTTGGTAAATTATTATAATCTAAACTTATCTCTCTTGTTGTAGCATCTACAGCAATACCACCGTTGTTTAACGCAGTATATGTTAACGCACTACTATTATTTATGGCATCATCTAAAATTTTTCCATTTACTAATCCGAAATCGGTTTGAGATGCACCAGTTGCCAAAATAACAGATAATGAGTTATTTATATTAATACCTGTCCCAACATCACTAATAGATAATTGTAACGATGAACCGTTTGTTAATTTTGCATTGTAATTGGTTTTTAGATAATCATAAATACCACCACCCAAAACTAAATCATTACTTCCGAGACTTGGCGTGTTTGTTGTGTTCACTGATAATAGATTTGGCGTAACAGTTGTGTTTAAAGTCAACGCCCCGTTTGAGGCTACTTGAAATGAGTTTTGTTTATCACTAATCGCGGTTCGTAAATCCCCCGTTGCATCTACAAAAGCGGTTGCATTACAAGTACTGGCAATTTCTGCAACTCCTTGTTGATTGATGGCAAAGACTGGGTCTGGGTCAGGTGACCCCCCCCCGTGACCTGCTATGCAAAAAACATTAGTAAGTCCACTCGCGTTATTGCCTAATAATCCAATATAATAATCTCGATAATCGTTGCTTGATCTGCCAAGTTCTATATTTCTGTCAAATACAGTGTATCCACTTGATGAATTGTATATACGAGTTAATCTATTATCAACATCTGAATCTTTTGTTGCATTTTCTGATCGCAAAGTTTGAAGTGTAGTTGACGTCGCTGAAATCTCGATTGTATTGTCGCTTTTCATTCTCATCGTTTCTACCCCAGATGAGCCAGTTGCATTTGTTTCAAATACTAAATCTCCAATATTGGTTGTGATATCGCCAGTTTTTTGTCCGACAATTCTACCGTATGTTGATGTAGTGCCTAATGTTGTGTTTAAATTTTTGAAAAACAATTGAGAAGTATAATGATCTGTCGCCGTTCGAGCCCCCTTAATTATTACGTGTGCATCTCCACCACTTGCACTTGATCGTTGTACATTCAGATGAGGGTAATCATCGGTTGATACATTAACTTGTCCCGTACCCAAAACAGTATTTTGAATTGTGGCTATATCAGAAGATGCAGTTTGCAATTCTGTGTTTGTGATTGTGCCTATTGTAGCGTTTGTTGTTGTTGCGTTTGTTGTTGTTGCGTTTGTTGTTGTGGCGTTTGTTATTGTGGCGTTTGTTATTGTAGTGTCGGTTATTGTGGCATCTGTTACTGTGGCATCTGTTATTGTGGCATCTGTTACTGTGGCATCTGTTATTGTGGCATCTGTTATTGTGGCATCTGTTATGGTAGCGGTTTTAACTACTAAATCATCAACTGTTACTTCATCAACATCCAAGTTGTCAATAGTATTGCTGTTTATTATATTTTTGCTGTTGAATGTATTACTATTGAATAAATTTTTACTCATAATATATTATATCAACATATTATATATGGAGGAGTATACAAAATATTCTCTCGAAGGAGCATGTTCGGTGTTTATATCTGTGTTAGCATATCGGCTATACAAAATGAGATGCAACAGTTCATCTAAATGTTGCGGTGATAATATTGAGGCAGATTTTCATAATGATGGTGTGAGAGAAATTACCATCAATAATGATACACAAGTTTAATGTTGTTCTAATTGGTTCGTTTCAGAAACCTCATTCATTTGCAATATTGTTTCTCCTGATAATGGTTGCCTTTCACAGCTTATTGCCCCCCAACACAATTTTATGTTTTTGCATCTCGATTGTTCCGCCGTTCTACAAAAAGAAATTACAAAACCAACTGCCATACCAGACAAGGCAAGTAATCCTGTTTCGGTTAAATTGATACAAGTCATATATAAATAATATTATATTTTAAAAATATTATTTATTAACTATAATTAATTTATACAGCAATAGTCCACGTTAGACTGTTGAGATCGAGCATGCAGAGAACAGTATGTTCAGCATAGATATTAACTACGTGAGCCGCAGTCACGCCAGCACTGTAATTGAATTGTGCCTGTACGGTTTGGCCCACAGTATTCAAACCACTTACAAGGGGCATTCCTGCTTCTCCGCCTGCTATACGCTGACTTTCGAGATTTAGGTCAATGAGGTAATGTCCAGTGGCAGTGTCAGCACCAGCAGCACCAGTCGGCTCGTTACCGTCGAAACCACCAGCACGAGTTGTGCCTACACCAAGATTAATCGAAGATTGATGACCCCAACTGGTGAGTGAGTTCTGTGAAATAAGAGCCTCCGCAAGCATTTCTGCACCCTTACCGTCATCTTTTAAGTCAATTTGTGGGTATTTCACACCTCCAACCGAAATGCTAAATCGTTCAAGATCACACTGCGAACGATTGCCGATGTAAGCCGCACTAAAAACGGCGGTTTGGAGTTGCTGACATACAATGATACGATTTAGTGAACTCATCGAAAAACCAAGGGTTGCGGACAATGAACTCGCCCCTGCCGCAAGCGACGATTGGTGGTGCTGGTAATTGGGGCAAGCAATCTTGAAAGTTCCTTCAGAGGCGGCGGCAACTTGAGCCATAACATCAGAACCAAGTTCTAAATTGTATTGAACGAGTTTAACATTATCAATTACAATGTCGGTGTCGGCGACGACTGCCGTACCACCAATTAGCGAACGAACGGCGGTATCAAGTTCAATACGGATGCGGACGCGTTCACGTGCCATAAGAGGCCAATATTTAGAGTTCATTAGAGGAGTGAGAACCAGAGGGAAGCATACCTTAAGTTTAGTACCAGCTGCACTCGCAACCGCTGTTAGAGGGGCTCCTTTCGAGGCATTCGCCGCACCGAAAAGAACCTTACCAGCATGTGTACGAAATTGAGACGCGGTGTCAAGATCAAACATCGCTTGATACAAAGAAGACCAGTTATCGCAACTCATAAGCACGTTTCCACCAATTTCAACAGAAAGGCGTTTTATGCATGCTGGAAATCCCCCGCCCTCAAAATTACAACTGTTGGCAACGGTGCCGTTATCGTTTCTAATATCTAAACTTACATAAGAACTCTGAACATCCCAGAATGTGTTGTTGAGATTGGAAGGAAGGTCAAAAATTATAGTATTATTTAAAGTAAAGGTTGTTCCATTTGCAGGAATTACTTCGTTCCTTAAAGCCCGCGAAGAGGTAGCCCTCGGAGGAGCAGAAGCATAATTCAGTTTTGAGGTTGTTGCCGCCATATATACTAAATAAAGATAAAAATTTTTTGTATTTTTATTTTTATTTTATTTCATTACTTAAAATCCTTTTGTCGGAAATGCTTCAACATAATCAACAACACCGTTTATCTTTTGTTCTTCTTCTGGCGACAAATATTCAAATTTAATGGTTACAAATCCATTTGAGTCTATATCAGCTGCTGATTTATTATCTTTCAAAAATACTAATTTTATTGTAGATGGACGGGCAGGGGTTATTACATTAATTGGTTCTACTTTTATAAAAAGTTGTATGTGTTCATCCGCGTCGGCAACTACCGTCCGTTGTAAACTTCCAAGAATTGCTAAATCATTACGTATGATGTCGCTTGAATTAACTTGTGCTACAGTTCCATTGTAAGCGTCGGTCGTTCCGATCAGGATTGTGCTATTTAAATCTCCTTTAGAATAACCCGCATCTACAATACTCATTCTTGCTAACGTTCCTCTATTTTGAAAATAATATGAACTCGTCGGAATGTGCCAAGAACCAACACCATCAGTATCATATGTGGCGTCTTCTAAAAATAATGTTACATAATCGCATATCGAAGAAGTTGTCATATTTATATATTAATTCTACATTTTAATTTTTGCTGAACTTACATTTTCTCTAAACCTTGTGTCCTTTCTTTCATTTTGGCTACGGCACTCATAATTTGTGGGTGCTTCATCGCCGTACCCATCATATGATTGAGTTTACCTCCCACCTTACGACCAAATACGCCTGATTTCATAACTTTTGCACCAAAGCGAGCCAATTTACGATTTTTAAGACCAAACCTCATTTATATAATTAGTTTACATTATTTTTTTCGCTATTCTCTAATTTTGGCTCATTAATTTTTTTAATTTGTTCGAGCATACTTTCTTTTATGCTATTTTCTCTCTGCTTAACATAATGAACGGTGAACGTCATATTGTAATCAACTCCGTTCAATTCCAAAATTTTTCCTTCCTGATCTGTTAATTCTATATCTAAATGAGATATGGTATTTTCGGCGACTATATAATAAAGAACTTCTGGTGGCACATAAAATATATACCCACCATAATTTGTATTGTTCACAATTGATGCAATGATATTTGAACTCCTCCCACGACTGTCTAAATTATTCATTGTGAGATTTCTTATTCGTATGTATATATTTGTCGTTCCTCCCATATCACAGACATTTAATGCGGTGTAAGTTGCATCTACGCCGATATTCTGTTTTGGTAATTGTCCTCTCAATCCAAGTTGTCTCTCCATTGTAGACGAGTTGATCGTCCCGCCTGTTTCAAGTTTGAATGAAAAGGTGTTATTGTCACCGTCGAACGATACAACGATTGCTTCGTTATTAGCCGCTTTTATTACATCATTTAATGCCTTTGTTAAATCGTTTGATGTATAATTCCCAACAGCAACAGAGTAAGTATAACTGTTAATTGTGATACTATTGCTTGCGGATGTCACATTAAACATGCTGTTTGGCATAGTCAGATTTGTCAGTCCGATCAATATTCTATAACCAGCAGGGGCTGATATAGTTTCTTTAAAATAAAAAATCTTTTCAGCGTCGTTGATTGTGATCAGACTATCATTTGAATGAATAAATATAGATTGACTGGCTTTATCGGTATTATTGAGAATATGGCTCGGCATCTGTTATATATACAATATACATTTATTTATTTTCTGGTTGAAAAAAGAAATCAGTATTATGATACATTGATGAATACGGATTGAGTGGTTTTGGGTGGAAACCTTCTTTTGTCTGTTCTGGGTATGCCTTTGGATTCAATCCCGTTGTGTTAAATGGTTCGAGAGTTGGGTCATATGCTTGAGGAAGTACACTCTCTAAATATACTTGATTTGATACACCATCTTCCTCATAATATGAAGGATCGCTTACATCTTGAAAATCGACATCTTCATTAATGCCGTATGCTCCATCTATTGTGTCACTCATTATATATTATTGTGATATTTAATTATTTATCCTTTCGGATTTTAAAAATCAACACTCATAGAAAAATCATCGTCAGTTTTCGTCTTTGTTGCCAAAGCATAATCGCTCACCCGTTTCTCAAAAAAGTTTGTTTTACCTTCTATCGATATCGCCTCCATAAAATCGAAAGGATTGTTTGTGTTATATATTTTTTTAATTCGTAATTGACTACACAGTCTGTCGGCAACAAACTCAATATAATTACTCATCATTTTTTCATTCATTCCTAATAATCGACAAGGTAATGCCTCACAAATAAAATGCTTTTCAATCTCAACTGATTCTTTTATAATTTCAGCTATTTTTGAAACAGATGGTTTTTTCTGTAATTTGTGATATAAACATACAGCAGTTTCCACGTGTAGTGCCTCATCTCTACTTATTAATTCATTACTGAACGTTAGACCATTCATCGCAATACCGCGTTTTTTTAACCAATATATAGCACAGAATGCTCCAGAGAACTGGATACCCTCAACACATGCAAACGCTACAAGACGAGAACCATAAGACCTTTTACGATCACCAATCCACTTTGTTGCCCAATCTGCTTTTTTTTTAATTGCTGGAAAATTGGAAACAGCATTAAACAATTTGTCCTTTTCTTCTTTTTCTCTTACAATTGTATCAATTAAAAGTGAATACGTTTCGCTGTGTATCTGTTCGATAAAGGTTTGTATACTGTAACACGCTCGGGCTTCCGATAACTTGACTTCTTCCATAAATCTTCCAACAATATTTTCCATTACAATACCATCACTGGCAGCGAAAAATGCTAAAATCGACTTTATAAAATGCTGTTCGTTTTCGGTTAAACCATCAAAAATTTCTCTATCTTTCGACATATCAATTTCGTCAGTCGTCCAGAAACAACCTAATTGTTTTTTATACAGAGCATATAAGTCTTGATATTGAATAGGGAAAAAAGTATGGCGGTTATTTTCTTCAAGTAAAATGGGTTCGGACATTCTGTATTATATGAGAAGTTTTTTCTTAATAGCATCTGTCAATTTTGTATCCTTAAAAACAACCTTTACATTAAACTTATTTTCATAATCTCGTATGCCACCTCGTAAGGTTTTTTTATTCCACAAAATAATATCGGACATGCTTGAAGGATTATGAACTCCTTTCGGATCGTTTTTATGACGATTTAAATA